ATTATACTCAAATTTTAACTTTTATATTTTATAGTATGGATTTAGTTATTAACAACATCAATTACGCAATACCTACAAGCTGGTCGCAAGTATCTCTTGGTAAGTATATGGACTTTATGTTAAGCGTAGATGGTGTTGAAGATGATTTAGAAAAGACAATAGCTACTATTAGTGCTTTTACTAATGCACCTAAGAAACTATTACAAGGTTGTAAGAAGTCAGATATAGATGCAGTAATGGAGCAACTAGGTAAGCTAATGGATAACGAAGCTAACAAAGACCTTAACTTAGTTATCACAATAGATGGTATAGATTATGGCTTTCACCCTAACCTACACGAACTAAAGTTAAAAGAGTTTGTAGATTTAGATAATAAGTTAGGCGATGGCTGGAGTGCTATGGATAGTGTAATGGCTATACTATACAGACCTATCACAGAACAAAAGGGTGATAAGTATAAGGTAGAAGATTATGACTTTAGAACTGCTAAGAAACGAGCAAAGATATTTAAAGACAATCTTAGCGTAGATACTGTTAATGGTGCTGCTAGTTTTTTTTTTGACTATCGCAACGGACTACATAGCCACTACGCAAGTTTATTCAAAGAGCCTGTCGAGGCGAGAGAGGCGCAAACTTTTAAGACAGAAGAAGAACAATTTAACGAAAAATATGGCTGGTACAGTTTAATTTATAATTTAGCAAATGGCGATATATTAAAATTTGATGAGGTGTTAGAGTTATCGGTAAACGAATGCTTTAACTTCTTAGCGTACCAAAAAGATTTAACACACATACAGAATAGAAGATGATACTAACAACAGGAACAGAGATTAAAAACATAACGCTACAAATGTTGTATGGCATATTTGAAGAAATAGGAAACACACACTTTCAAATAAACACAACGACCATAGGCGATATATTTGAGATTGACCTAACAGAAACCACATACCCACTACTACACGTTTCTACTGCTACTGCTAACTTTGCACAACACACGCTAACATATTCGTTTCAGATTATTGTAATGGACTTAGTAAGCAAAGATGAGAGCAACGAGAGAGATGTATTAAGTGATACGCTAGAAACTATTGGCGATGTTATTAGTCTGCTAAAGAATAGAACAGGAGAGTACGAAGATATACCTGACTTTCAAACAGAGGTTGCAATAAGTCCTAGTGTTAGTTGTGAGCCTTTTACAGAAAGGTTCGACAATGAGGTTAGTGGGTGGACTGCTAACGTCAGTATAGAGGTAGGATTTAATGCAAGTAATTGTAGTGGAAATGTCGCAATATCCTAACTATCTCAAAATGAATGAGTTACATCAAATGCGTAACAACAAAAGGACACAAACAAGAATATATACACTATATAATATATATATATAGATATATAATAGTAATATAATAATAATATATATAATAAAGAAAAATAATTAAAAAATGGCAACAACAATTACACCAAGCACTTTAACAGTTCAAGTAAAAGAAGAACTAACATTAGGTGGAGCAACCTATGACACAACTACAACGCATACTATTGCAAGTGTAGGTAATATATCAAAAAGAATATACACGCTAACTGCACAAACTGCTACAACATTAGCAAACTTTGATAGTTCACCTACTTCACCTGAATTTGACTATGATGATATTAAGTATATCAGAATTACTAATTTAGATGATACTAACTCTGTAATAATTACTAAGGCAAGTGCAACAACAGCAGCAGCCGAAGAAGTCAGAGCTGGTGGTAGTATTTATATGATAAATGGCGCAAAAGATGTAAAAGGCGCAACAAGTAAAGCAGCACAAACTGCATTAGCAGAGATAGAAGCGTTATACGCTTATAGTGCAACTGCTACTGTTACTTTAGATATTGAGGTAGTAATAGCAACTGCATAATGAGTAGCGTAGATAAAGTATTAGACACCTTTGGTAGAAAGGTAGTACAGACTGCTAGAGGTATATTAAACGCTAAGGGCAAAAATGCTAGTGGCGATTTAGGTAGTAGTCTAGGGTACTTTATCAAGGTGTATCCAAGTGGTGCAGTAGATATGTCATTTGTTGCAGAGGGGTATGCTAAGTTTGTAGATAAAGGTGTTAGGGGTAGTAAGTCAAGTGCTAAAGCACCCAACTCTCCTTACGCATTTAAACCATCAAGTAAAATAGCTAACATAGGTGCTATTGATAAATGGGTAGTAAGAAAAGGTTTAAAAGGCGCAAGAGATGAAAAAGGTAGATTTATACCACGCAAAAATATGGTTTTTTTAATTGCAACAAATATTAAGTTATATGGTATGAAACCTAGCAACTTTTTTACTGATGCTTTCAATGTAGCATATAAAGATTTACCTAAAGACTTTATCAAGGCATACGCACAAGACACACAACAATTTTTAAAATTCGTAAGTAAAGAGATAGAATAATGGCAGTAGAATTAAGAACAACAATGCAAGGCGATGCCAAAGAATTGACAGCAGCCTATACAGATATAGTGATATACGCAGAGGGAATACCTGATATAGTTTTAGCACAACAAAACGTAAAGTATATTTGTGTAGTTATTGTTAATGGTCAGCAAGTAGCTACATTAAAAGCACCTGTTGATAGTAATGACAAAGCAATATTTAGAATTGCATCTATACTACAAGACTATACAGAAACAGATAAAAGTGGATATGATTTAGATAGTAGTGCACCTAGTACAAGTTTCGGCAATACAATGATAGAAAGTAACCACGCTATACATCAGATAGACAAGTATGCAAGAAATAGAAATAACCTTAATACTTGTGTTTGTCTAGGTGGCTATGAATACAATACAGTAGGTAATAGCACTATAATACAAAACCTTTCTTTAAGTTCAGATGTAGAGTTCAATTTCTTTAATTCAGTACACCAACACAAAAACGGATATGGATTACAAGGCTTTAGTGATTATCTACTAACAGGTGGTACTAAAAAGTTCTTAACTAAGTTCCCTCAAAACTTTGCTGGTACAGGTTTAAGTGGACAAAAAATACAATTAGCACAATATCACACAATAGGCTTTTTAAATGGTAAGCACTACCAAGATAGTGAAGTAACTAGAATTAGAATAAGAACGTACAATAGTTCAGACACTTTACTACAAACTAAATATGTAGATAACACTGCTATTAATGGTGGCGCACCTTTTGGTTCAGCAATATTAGGTCAGGCACAATCTAACAATACTAACGAGGGTTTACTATACTTTGGGTGTGGTACTGTTCAACTTGATGAGTTAGCATTCAATATGAATAACGTAGCATACTATACTGTTACTGCATTAAATGTAAACATAAATGTTAGTAAAACATATTATTTCACTATACAAGAAGCAGACTGCAAAGGCTACGAAACTATTAGGTTAGCATTTCTAAATAGTCTAGGTGCTTGGGATTACTACAACTTCACAAAGAAGTCAGTGAGAAAGACACAAATAAACAAGACTGCCATAAAACAAAACTATGGTACTACACCATATCAAGCTACTACTGGTTTTGGTGATGCTTTTAACTACGATTATTACACGCAAGGTACATACGATGGTGGTACAAGAGCATTTAACGTAAACGCAATAGAAACGATAGAAGCTAATACAGACTTTGTTACAGAAGATGAAGCAGCGATATTAGAAGAATTGTTTTTAAGTCCTGATGTGTATATGCAAACAGGGTACAGCTTTGAACCTGTTGTTATCAATGAGCAAGAGTACATAAAGCAAACTACTGCAAATGATATGTTAAAGCAGTATATCATAACAATAGAGAAAGGACATAACACAAGAGTACAACGACTATGATAAGATTAGTAGTACAAAATCAAGTAACCAATGAGTTGCAAGAGTTAGATACGTTTGGTAACGAGAATATAAACCTAACACTACAAGTAGATGATGTTAGAGATATAGAAAGTAAGAACGCATCATACTCTAAAGACTTTAACTTACCAGCTACTAAGAATAACAATAAGTTCTTTGAGCATTACTACAACGTAGATAGATACAAAACTAATTTCAACGTATATAAGAATGTTAAAGCGTTTTTGTATAGCGATGAGGTATTAGTATTAGAGGGGTTTTTAAGGCTCTTAAATGTCGTAGATAAAGATACAGAGGTAACGTACAATGTGGTAATGTTTAATGATGTTGCCAATATTATAGAAACTCTAGCAGATGCTACTATAAACGATTTAGACTTTACAGATATAGACCACGAACTAACACCTACAAATATTATAGCTAGTTGGTTTGGTTTGACTGCATTAAGTGCTGGTGGTACTACTGATAAGGTTTTCTATCCACTAATCAATGATGGGCAAATATATGTAGATGCTGAAAATTTATATATGCGTAGCTATCAAGACAACTACATACTAAACATAAGTCTTAAATATGTTGTAGATAAGATATTTAATTACGCTGGATTTACCTATGATAGTGGTTTCTTTGATACAGACTATTTTAAAGATATATTCTTTGATATAGGTAAAAATGATAATAGCAGCGATTTTACTGATGGTACAATTACTGCAACTGTTGGTAGTGGTACAGATAGCGTAGGTGTGAACAATGGTACTAATATAGGTTCTAGCTTAGATATTGCAACAGTAATAGACTTTGTAAACGAGAGTGGCGATACAGATGGTAACTTTAACCACGATACAAGTGTATTTACTGCGCCTTATGATTGCTACTTAAACATAGAGTACACAGTAAAAATATATAACGAAAATGATTTTCAATATGGTATATTAAGATTATATGCTAATGAAGAAAGTTTAGGTCAGCATTTTATAAATGAAGCAGTAGCACTTGGTAATCCAACGGTAGAAACAAAGACTTTTACAGGCAGCGTATTTGTAGCCAATGGCGATACAGTTACTTTACAATTTGTAGCACCTTTGGCAGAGTTAATGGTAGCTAATGCAGATGCTAGTTTAACATTGAACATATTAGATGTATCTACTAACAGCAAGATAAAAGCCAATAGAGGTGATATTAAGTTAGCTGATATATTGAAAGATGTAGTAACTGCATTTAATCTGACTTTAGAAAGTAAACAAAACAATTTACTTAAAATAGAGCCTTACTATAACTTCACTACTAACAATGTATTAGATTGGACAAAGAAAATAAACGCTAACGAGTTTGTAATAGAGCCTATCGAGATACCTAAGCGCATAGAGTTTAAACACGCAGAAGATAGTGATGATTATTACCACAAGAGATATAAGAACGCACACTATACAGAGTATGGCAGTCAAGTGTTAGAGTTTGATGTAGATAGTGATGAGGTAAATACAATAGAGTTAAGTGTATTTGCAGCACCTTTTACTAAACAACTAGACAATAGCAATATAAACTTACAACACATAGCTACCGATAGTGGCGAAGAACTAGAAGCCTTTGATAATGCACCTAGACTGATATTTAAAAATGCTAATGGTTATGATATAGATTTAGTTGTGCAAGATGATACAGGCGAAATATTTGGTGCTGGTTATCAATTTATAAATAATGGTACACAATATTATGGTAGTGATGATGCTTTTGCACCATTACCACAAGTAGCATCAAACTCCTATTCTTTGTTGTTTGGCTTTACTAACCCTATATATACACCAACGCTTGGAAATATACCTACTAGAACTTTATATAACTTCTTTTGGTCTGACTATATAAATGAAAAGTTTAATGTTACTGATGGCTTGATATTAAAAGCAGAATTTAATTTAAAACCAACAGATATTTATAACTTTAGCTTTGGTGATTTAATAAAAGTCAAAGACCAACATTATCGAGTGAATAAGATAGAGTATAATACAGATAAGAATAATTTAGCAAAAGTAGAATTACTTAGAATATGAGAAAAATAAGTAGCATAGATAAGAATGGTAAAGTATTATTTGTAAATGATAAAGGCACAGGTACTACTGATGGTTCAGAGCAAGATTGTTTAGGCTATGGCTTTAAGTTTCGTAATAGTGTATGTTATTGCTACGACACTACTACTAAGCCTGATAGCGATAAGAATAAAGCTAAAGGCAATATACTTAAAGGCGATGGTAATTTTGCAATAGGTATAGGTAATAAAATTACAAGTGGTATTAACAATGTAGCATTAGGCTTTAGAAACCTTATGCAAAGAAACGCTGACAATGCAATAGCCATAGGTAAGAACGCATACGCAGAAAACTTTGGTGAGATAGCTATAAGTAATTCAAAAATACCTAATAGAGCAAAGTTTGCTATACACCAATTTGATGGCATTACAACTGATGAAACACCTACTGAATTATATTTAGGTGGTCATAG